AATAACCTTGGTTTATTATTTTCAGCCAATATAGGCATACCATAAAATACACAAGCCATTAATACATCTTCAAAAAATATCTCTGCAGTTTGTGGTCTAGCTATATATTCTAAAAAGAAATGATCTGGTGGTACGTCTTCCATACTAAACTTAGTTAAGCCGTGTAAAGACCCGTTAGAACCTCTTCCGTCTACAGTACCTGATATATCGTAACTATCACATCCAAAAGCTCCACAATGCTCATTGCCAGGATATTTTTTTCCATTTTTAATTATAAATCTATTTTGTAGATTAACGGGTGGTACCCATGATATTTTAAATCTACCGTCTTTGTTTGGTATAAATATAACTCTAGAATCTTTAACAGCATTCTCCCATTGAAAACTACCCGTAGTTACAACAGCTGTATTTTTTAAATCAGCATTATAATCTATTTGTTCATATATCTTAGATAGATTAAATAAAGATTGTTTTGCTTCATCTCTAAAAGCATGTTCTTCTGTTCTTGGAAATTGACGATAAAATTCATTTAAACCATCTTGGTCTTCTTTTAAACCTTCAACTTCGTTTTGCCAGTAGTCAATAACACCTAAGTCTATTATTTGATCATCAGGCCCTTCAACTGGTTTTTTTGGCGTGTTGAATACAGGAAATCCATAAGAATCAATGTATCCCTCGTAGTTCCATTCCATAGGTATGAACAAAGAATATAATCCTGAGCGAGTCTGTCCATTGGCGTTTCTTTTTGTAATGTCGGAATCATAGTACAGTTTTTTATAATTAGCTCCACCTTTATCTAAGGCGTTCGATGTTGAGCCCATCATGCATTTACCTATTATTCTAGAACCTAATCTTAAACAGGTTTTAGTTACCCTCCAGTTATTTAATATATTTGTTGGTTTTTCCCACTTACCACTTTCATCGTGTACTAGTAGCTTTAATTTTTCACCGTCGTACGAGTTGTCCCCGGTGTTTTTCCAGTCGATCGTTGTATCGAGCCCGGAGATTTCCTGAAGTTTCTCATTGGTGTCAAGCTTTTTTCTGGTGAATTTTGATGCGGGTACTCTATAGGCGAGCTCCGTTTTCGGCCTGTCCATACCGTCCTGGATTGGTTTGAAGAAGAAGGGATAATTAACCGAGATGGGTACCACTTTATCAGTAAACATCTTTTTCGCATCTGGACCAGACTTTGATAAAATTCCGAATCTGGAGTCTGTGGATATTGTAGCTTGATTAACCGTTTCGCCTGAGGCCATGAAAGAAAACCCTGACCGTCTGTTCTTAAGATAGCACATTCCGTAACAACGTACATCTGATTTACAAGCTTCCCAGAATATAAAGAATAATCTGTTTGATTCCCTAAAGTCTGGCTGCCCAACATCAATTTTGGACCACTGCAAGAACATATAGTGAGTGCCAGTAATATAAGTAGGCTTGTCTTTGTTATAAAACCAAAAACCTTCTTCACGCCTTTTAAACTCTGTGTCAATATAGTCATACCATTTTTCTTTAAATTCAACGGGATATTCATCCCAATCAAAAACTGATTTAATTTTTTTAAGATCTTTAGGATACTGCTGGTACTCCCATTTATTAGATTTAAACTTTGTTACATTTTCTTTTTTTGGTAAACCTATAATTAACCCTTGTATGTTGTATATTTCTCCAACTTCACCAGTTTTACTTATAACAATAAGATCATGCTCTTTATTGTATCCGTACTTCCATTTTTTATACCTATTAAGTCTATTTAATACTTTAGGTTTAACGTAGTCTTTAACTACAGAGTATAAAGTTTGTTCGTACATTATCTTGATCTTCCTTCAGCAAATCCTTTAAAAGCTTTTTCTTCTTTAACTTCTTTAGGATTTTCATTTAATAATGCTTCCTCTGTTTCAATTCTATTAAGTATTTCAAAAGCGTCAAATATAGCTAACTTTTTTGTCGCCGCTGCGTTTTTTAATCTATCAGCAGTTATGTCATCACCTGAATCAACTATAGCTTCTTTAGCTACTTTAATTAATTCCTCAACTGCTTTTTGCCCAGCTTGGATTATACTCAGCTTCGTTTTCTTGGTGTTCATACTTAATTACAATATCATTAGATTTCATACAATAAACTCTTTGATTATCTATAATAAAATCCCATTCACTGTTTGGTGTAAATCCAACTACGTCTCCTGGGCTTATTTTAAGCGCTTTTAAGGAGCTATTACCGTATTTTAGTATACCAACAAGCTTTTGTTCTTTATCTAGACTTAAAGATTGTTTATTTTTCAAAGGCATTACAAAGCATCTGTCGCCAAATGATTTCCAATCTCCTGTATTTTTATACAAATATATTTGATCTACAGCACAAAAATATAAGCCATCTTTAAAATATGATCTACTATTTTTCTTTACACCTTTCATGTCATAGAACACTCTAAAAACGTTTTGATGTACTACTATTATATCTCCTTTTTTTATATTTGTTTTAAAAGCTTTTGGAGTTTCAATAACAACAGCTAAGTTGTTAACAGCTTTCCAGTTCTCTATTTTAGTATTTAAAACTAAAGTTTTGTCTCCAATCTTTATTTCGTTTTCATATCTATCCCCAAGAGGCTTGACAATAAAATCGTATAGACTTTTCATTAATATTCTAAATCATACTCAACGGATATTGCCATGTTAGAATTAAATTTCTTCCATGGCATAATCTCGTTTTCTTTCTTTATGAATATACTGTAAGAGCTAGTTTCTTGATTATACAATATTGCTGATATAGTATGGCCACCATAAACTTGTTGACCAACAGCATAATGCATTGCATCATTTTTATAATCAGAACCTATACTTATCTTTCTTACAACTGAATCCATTACTCTACAACTTCAAGATCTTTAGCTTCTTTTTCTACTTCAGTGTAACTACCGTCAGCTAAATTTATATTTATTTGACCATACTCTTTTTCTAGTTCAACTTTTATTTCTTGCATTTCTTTACCCGCTTCTGCGTTGGCAAAAATTAAGTCTTGTTTTCTAGCTTCTAAATAACCCACGTCTAATAATATAGCGTTGATTTTCTGTTGAATCTCTTTAATTGATTCTAATTGTTTTTCTGTAATCTTTTTTTCTTTTGACATTTTATTAAATTTAATTGTTTATACATAATATATAGTTACGTATATATTTACTATTTACACTTTATCTTAATGCTACCATACCTGTAGCTGCTGATGTGTTTAAAACATAATCAACCGACACTGGTAATACAGTTCCAGCTGGCACAGCTGTGAAAGTTATTTTTTGAGCAGCTGTTGGCAATGAGTCAACAACATTTATTCTAAATTGACCACCACTTCCACCAGCAATTGTTATTATATCACCTTGTCTGTATCCAGTTCCCGCGGCGGCTATTGCGCCTACTGTAATAACTCCTCCAACAACTGTTGTAGTTACTGTTAGTCCAGTACCTAGGCCACTAGCTGACGTAGTAGCTTGTCCAGCCCCAGCCGTGTAACCTGTTCCTCCTGAAATTAAACTTAAAGAAATAACAACTCCTTGCACACCAACCGTGTCTGCTAGTATAACGTCTATTGCTCCTCCTGATCCAGAATATATCTGAGAACCATTTAAGTTAGTTCCTACAACTCCTGATTGATTTAAAAAAGGCCATTGAGAAGCTGGCTGAATATTAGCGCTTCCGGTTATAGCTAAAGCTTTACCAAACGCTCCAGCATCTATTGCTTGTGATCCCATATTTTACTTATTTGTTTATTTGTTTTTATTGAATAGTGGCCCTAGTTTGTCCACAATTTTTTCACCACTTCTACCTATAACATAACCTCCAATACCTATTTCTAGTAGTTGCCAGAATTGAGGCTCTAATGTAGGTGTTATTAAATGTACAGATAACTGTGATATAAATTTTGTATATATTATTATGAAGCCAAACGAAAGCATAAGTATAGGTCTCCAACTTCTTTGCAGCCAATTGCCATTAGCTTCAGCTACAATAATTTCTGTTTGCATTTTTTGAAGCTCTAACTGAGCATCTTGTAACACTTTAAATATTGCATTTCTAGCATTAAGTCTTTCTTCTTCGCTAGTGAATAGGTTGTCAACCACATCACCAACTTGTTTGAACACTTTGGTACTGAAAAATTCTAATATTTTTTTCACTATTTTTTAGCTTTTTTTCTTGACTTAATTAATTCTTGTCTAGCGAACTTTTTATCGTTTTTTCTTTTTTCAAATGTTTCGATGTTTTGTAAATGCTGCTCGAACTTATTTTCTCCAAGACTGTATGGATTAGCTCCTTTGTAAAAATTTGATTTCATGAGTTGATTCTCTCTTGCTGTGATCTTTCTAGACGTAGCTATATTAGGCTTACCTGACATCGTATTTTTTGGAGATTCCGTATACGACTGACTAAACTTAGGTGTTTCGCCAGCTGCTGTTCTCCCGTATGTACTGTGCCCACCAAAATTCATGTTATGTGCATTTGATCCATAGGTAAAACTACCGTAATCTTTATCTATAGATGGTTTTTTGCTTAAATCAATTCTAGGTTTAGGTGTGCTTGTTGAAACTGGCTTTATACCCGCTGGCTTGCTTCCACCATACGAATAAGTTGTTGTTCTAGAGCCTGATTTACCAGCATTAAACTTTTTTGCAGCTGCTACGTCTCCACCTTCTTTTGCGAACTCTTTATAACTTTTGCTAGTTTTTT